AAACATCCCGTCAGGCCGGCACAACGCACCCTCACCTGTCCGAAACGGAGTTGCCGTCAGCCCAATGACTCGAGCCTGCGGATTGACGATCCGCATATCGTTCAGGAATGTCTGATACATCCCCTCGTCGTCGCTTGGCACCAGGTGCGACTCGTCGATCAAGATCAGATGACGGCGATCAAACAACGTCGCCTTGTTGTATACCGACTGGATCCCGCACAGGACAACGCCTTCATCGGTCGCGTACCGCCTCAATCCTGCCGAGTACTCACCAACCGGAATATCGAGCAGCCGTCGAACCTTGTCCGCGTTCTGCTCGATCAGCTCCTTGCGATGCTGCAAAATCAGGACGCGACCTTCGTAGTCCTTGACCGCACGCCTGGCCAGTTCTGCAATGACCAGACTCTTGCCGGACCCTGTCGGCAAACAGATCACCGGATTGCCGGCCTGGTTGCACAGGAATTCATAGGCAGCATCGACCGCTTCACGCTGGTACCATCGCAGATCCATCAGTCTTGCCTTTTATGCTTGGAAAGAATCGCCGCTAAATGCTCTGCCGTGTCAGCAAGTCTATGAATAGACTCAGCTAAGCTGTCTCTCCTTTCTTCTTGGCTCCCGCATCCTAGAGACCTGTTCACAGACTCAGAAAGCATCGCGAACCCGTAAATGATCGCGATAGCTTTCTCGTCCTCTAGGTTAAGCTGGAAAATCATATTGGCGTACCAAGAGTCATCAAAACCGGAATACATTGACATTCGCACCTCTTCGTTCATGAAAGATTCCTAAATAACTAAAACATGCCACTACGCAAAAAGCGGCAGTTGCTCCGATTGCTTTCGTTGCGACTCGACAGACGCAAGATTCTTTTTTGCCTGAGCGTAATACTCAGGCTTCAACTCGCAGCCGTAGAATCGCCGCGGGTCGGCAATCGCCTTGCGTGTCTTCTCCGACCGACCGCCTATCGACACATAGCCTTCGGAGCCGATGCCAGTAAACGGGCTGAAGACAATTTCGTCGGGATCTGAAAACAACAGGACACATCTGCGAATCACCTCTAGCTGCAAAGGACAAATATGTTTCGTGTCGTCCTCGCTCTTAGCCGCTTTGGTGTTCAGCGTGTCGGTCTCTTGAATGTCCGACCAGCAACCTTCAGCCCAGTCAATCCACTCGTTGCGTGTCACTTGCCCTTTCGCGTTGATCTTCTTTGCGTTGTCGCCAGGCTTTCGGAACTTAATCAGGTAGTCTTGCAGTGTTCCGCGTTGACCAGCCCTATCGTTCTCTAGTCCGGAAAACTGAAGCTCCCTAGATCGCGTTCTAATAGCTTGAGCCTGTGGATTCTTCCTGACCATCCAATCGTACTCGTAGACGAACCCGGCACGCTCGGCAATTCGTATCACCGTGCCGCGGAAGTCACACAACCCGACACCGCCGCTTCGCTTCATTCGTGGTATCTGTGCGACGTGAATCACGACCGCCCTCCCAGGCTTAATCACCCGCAGCAAAGCCTTCGTAAAAAACTGCAGATGCACCTTCGCTTCCATCCCCATCGCATCCACATTCCCGATATCACTAACGGAATCAGTATAGGCGTAGATAGACGGAAACGGAGGGCTGAAAACTGAAAAGTCTATCGAGTTCTCTGGCATGTCGCGCATCATGTGCGGTATGCAATCTCCGTGGTGAATCTCCCATTGTTTGTCATCGAATAAAGGCATGACCGCATTCCTTAAAAAGTTCTTCCTGTTCCTTCGTGTCCTGCTCTACGCGAGCAGCTTTCCGTAACACGTTTTCCACGAATGGATACTCCAGTTCCGTAACTGGAATATGCACATTCAATGGCTTCGTTGATCCGATTCGATTGGATCGCTTGACTCCTTGATAGAACTCCTCGTAGGAGTCTTTAAGACCGCTAAATATTTGCCTAGTGCAAACTTGCAAGTTGAGACCAAAGCCTAGAATCTTCAGCTTTGTAATCAGCACTTTAACTTCGCCGCTTTTGAATCGACGAATACTTTCCTCGCGTTCGGATTCTTTTGTTGCTCCCGTTATGCTCACGGCTTCAGGGAATGTCTTTTCCATTTGCTCTTGTTCGTCGTTGTAGTGGCACCAGATGATCGTTGATTCGTCGGGCCATGAATCGACTTGCGCCCGGATGAACGCAGGCTTGTTTGTTTCCATGCCGTTCTTGCCTTTCGCTATCTGCGATAGCTTTCCACGACTAGCAATCCCGCCTACGCTCGTCGTTAGCAGGCTCCCGGTTAAAGCCCGTGCCGCCTTCCGCTGCTCGTCCGTTAGCTCTATATGGTCGATATGAATTTTGATCGGAGGGGTCGTTCCGACATTGTCTTTCCAGCCGTAAGTTGCCGGATTCGTTAGGAAGATCGACCAGTCCGCAAGGCTTCGATAAAAAGGCTTCAGTGCGTGATGCTTCAACTCCCATCGGTTCTGCGTCTCGCCGCGATTGATAAAGTACGTCGCCAGAAACTCATTGACAGTCCTTGATCGATCCAAGAATACAGCATGATTCGCAAACTCGATCCTGTCGTTTGGTGCAGGTGTTCCCGTCGCGCACAGCTTCCAGTCCAACCCTTGACCGAGTTCGATAAGCCGCGTCCCCCATGCTCCGTAATGGCTTTTGAGCATCGACGATTCATCCAGCACCAACCCGCCTAGCTGCGACTGGAACAACCCCTCACGAATAGCTTCGTAGTTCGTTACGCCGATTTGAGCGTGATATTGCTCGTCGCCGTTCAACCAGTGGCTGAGGTTCGCCGCTGGTATCTTTCCGATACTCAGATCCGGATAGAACTTTCCAGCTTCTTCAATGGTCTGGTTGACCACCATAAGAGGCGAAACGATTAAGACTCGCTTTCCCGTCGCCTTGGCTGCGTGCTTCGCAAACTCAAGCAGCATGAACGTCTTGCCAAGTCCGCAATCAGCGAAGATAGCGTATTTGCGTTTCTGGATCGCGAGCCTAGAAATATCCCGCTGGTAGTCGAACAGCGATGGATGGAGATCCGCATCGACATCCGTCTTCGGTTCAGTCTTGATTCCTAATTGCGTAGCGTATTCATCTGAAACAATTGCCCGCGATCCTCGAAAACGATAGCTCGGCAACTGACGCACGTTTAGGAAAGTTGCGTAGTCATCCAGCGAGTTGGTGTTGAAATCTATTAACATTCTATTCCCTGTCTTTACAGTGTGTTGGTTTCAGCTAAGTCCAACAAGCTTTTCAAGCTCTTGAACACGATTCCTCAGCTCATGAACCTGCGCCATCATGTTCGCAAACGGATGCGTAGTCCTGTCCATCTCGACCAAATTGTTAATATCTACGCCGCAATTGTTAGCCGCAGTTTCAATATTGGCTCTGCTGACATCGCGATTCATCTTCGCCGACATTTCGCGAATCGCCTGTTTCCAGTCTGAAAATGGCTTCTTCGCAGACTCAACAAATTTTGTCAGCGAGTACATTTCCGCACTCGTTAAATAACTCTTCTTAACCATTCGATATTCCTCCTCAACCAATCCCATTCAAAACTTCCGCCACACCCAATCGATCGTGCGGGATTCGAACCCGCTAACAGCCCTTTGTCGCCGATCGACACAACCAAGCTACTTTTGCCAAGGTGCCTTGCCGTTGGTTGAATACGAGGCGACCACATCCGCTGTCGCCAACTGTCGGCTGTTCGCTATGCCTGGCTGAGTTGCCACCGGCTGAGCCGCGCGAGGCTTAAACGACTTGATGCGATTCTCCATCTCGCCAGTGTCTTCTCGCTTGCGAACACCGACCGAAATTCGCAGCGGCTTCATGTGCAGTTCGCTCGAATCCTGAGGCGTCAAAATGTTCACCGCTCGACAAATCGAACTCAAAGTAGACGCTGCAATTTGCACCGCTGTCGCGTTCGGGTTGTTCAAGTTCAACTTCTCGAACAGCCTGCGATTTTGGTACTGTCCACTGAGGATCTGGATCTCCAGATTCAGGTAGCTTCCGTTCCCGCTCTTCGTCTGCTTCATCTCCGAGGCGACAATGCACGCCTCATACTCGCCGGCAGGGATAACATCCATGCCAACGTTCGGCTCGACTTCCATTGCATTAAAACCAGCTAGATTTCCCATGTTTCAAAACTCTCCAAAAAACTAGAAACGATTCTCAACCTCAACCATCACATTTGATTTGCTCGAACCGTCACGCACGATTCCCGCGATATTTCCTTTGGCCGGCCTAGCCTGCACAACTTCCGCAGCCGTTGGCCGACTGCCTCGAAACTGGACCGGAGGCAAATACTGAGCGATCGCCTCAAACGTCGGAGGCAGCTCGTCCGGCATACCCAGGCGGTTCTTCGCCTCATGTGCTGCCGACTTGGTGCAGGCCATAAAGCGTTCCTTGCCTCCGATTGCAACCGCTCGCTTGGCACCGAACCCTTCTTCCTTGGTGATCGTGTTTGTGCGATACCGCAGGAACAGCACCTCGTCACACCATTCCGTCACACAGCCAGAGCCTTTGACATGCAACGAGGGACGCCAGTAGTTGTACGAGTCCCCTTCCGGGTTGACGAACTTTTCGATCATCTCGTGGCAAGTAAAAACCACATGCCGGCCTTGCTGCCACAGAAACGCAAACCCGTCGAAGAGACTCTTCCATTTCAGCTCGACCGACTGGTAGCCTTTGCCGTACCCGATGTCATCGATCGTCTTCTTGTTGGCCTCCGCTGCGACCTCCGCAAAAATCAGTTTCTCCAACCAGTCAGCGGTATCGACGACGACCGTCTCGTAGTCGGTCTCGACCAAGTGCATCAGCCACCCGTAGAACTCACCGACCGACCGGATAACGTCGGTAGAGTCACAGTCCAAATCACCGACACCATCTTCCAGATTCAAAAAAATCGGCTTAGGGAATTGAGCCGCCAGCGTGCTCTTTCCAATCCCGTTCTCGCCGTAAATCAATACCCGCCTCGCACGCGGTACTTTGCCTTTATTAATCTTCACTTCTCGCTCCTAAAACAACACACACACGCACACACAAAACGAGGGGCAGAAGTTGAACCTGCAACGCGGACATAGGGAGCAACCGCTGTTTTGCCTGGATTAAACTACCCTCGTAGCCACTACAGCAAACCGAAGATCCATGTCGCCAACGTCAGGATCACGCACCACACAATCAATCCTGACACAGCAAACTGGACGATCGGAATGTCTGCAAATTCATCGTCGTTCATACTGGACCCGCCGGCATGTCCGCCCAATGCGTGACACCTTCCATCTTGTCGTTGTGGATGGAA